ATAACCTATGTTTGTGTTGTTACTGCCAGTAGTTGTATGATATCCAGCCATGTAACCAAAAGAAGTATTTTGATTTCCAGTAGTATTTAACATACCAGCATACCTACCCATCGCTGTGCAATGACTTGCAGTACTTTGGCTTAAAGCGTTAACTCCAACCGCAGTATTGTTTGAGCCAGTAGTAACGTGATATAAAGCACCCTGCCCAAGTGCTGTGTTTTGATCACCTGTCGTATGATTATGAGCAGCATTCTCTCCAAAAGCAGTTATATAACCTGTTGTATTAGCTTGACCAGCACTCTTTCCAACTATTGTAAGACCATTGGAAGTTGTGCTGCTCACACCAGCATTATGTCCTATCATTACACATCTTTGTCCAGATGTTATAGCTTGACCAGCATTAACACCTACGCAAGTGTTGTACCATGCAGTCTGACTTGTATCTAAAGCGTTATGTCCTACGGCTGTGTTGTACTGTCCTGTTGTATTAGATTTAAGAGAATCCTGACCTATCGCAGTATTTGCTATTCCAGTTGTGTTATATCTCATGGAATTAGCCCCTACTGCGGTATTTGACCCACCAGTACTTTCGTTTAGAGCAAAGTGACCTACGGCTGTAAGATAACTTGAAGTTGTGTTTGATAATAAAGCATTGTCTCCAATCCCTGTGTTGTTAGATCCAGTTGTGTTGTTAAATAAAGCTTCAGTACCCACAGCTATATTTCTATTGCCAGTCGTATTTTTATGTAATGCTTCAAAACCGACTGCTACGTTTTCTGATCCAGTTGTGTTTGCTTCAAGTGCTTTATAACCAAAAGCAGCGTTAGCTGAAGCTGTCGTATTAGCACTTAAAGCATGTTTACCAAAGGCATCATTATAACTTCCAGTTGTATTTGAATCTAAAGCTGCCATACCTACTGCTGTATTATTAGTTCCAGTTGTGTTTGCAAATAAAGCACTTCTTCCAACTGCTGTATTATCTGATGCTGTAGTATTTGAATTTAATGAATTATATCCAACGGCAGTATTGTTATTAGCTGTGGTATTAGCCGATAAAGAACTCATACCAAGTGCTGTACAATTTCCACCAGTAGTATTAGCATCAAGAGCATTTGCTCCTACAGCTACGTTTTGAAATCCAGTTGTGTTTTCTTCTAATGCCTTCCTTCCTACACCAGTATTATTAGCACCTGTAGTATTTACTCGTAAAGCTGCCTTACCAACGGCTGTATTATCATTTGCTGTCGTGTTATTTGCTAAAGCTTCACCACCAACAGCTACATTGTCTCCTCCCGTAGTATTGTCTGTTAAAGCATCAGTACCAACTGCTGTATTATTAGACGCTGTAGTATTTGCTCTAAGAGCGTCTTTACCGACAGCTACGTTGTCTGCTCCGGTTGTGTTAGTCAATAAAGACTGCATACCAACCGCAGTATTACTAGAAGCTGTAGTGTTATTAGCTAAAGCTTGTTGTCCTATACCAGTATTGCTACTTCCAGTAGTAGTATCTTCTAAAGCTCTATCTCCTACTGCTGTATTCCCATCTCCAGTAGTAATAGCAGTTCCGGCATTTTTACCAAATAAAGAGTTATCCTCTGCATCAGTTCCACTAAAACTAGCCCCTGCACCTGTACCACCTACAGTGTTACCTTGTGCATCACTTGTAACTCCACCCGAAACTGTTTCAAACGTAGGATCTGCTCCGTTGTTTGCTCGTAAAAACTTACCATCACTACTACCATCGCCATGTGGAAGCTTAGATAAAGCTACTGCCTGATCTGCTATGGCATTAGTATCGACTGCGTTATCTGCCAGTTCACTAGCTTCTATCTGGTTTGCTGGTATTTTTGTTTTTGTGATTGCGTCATTCTTGACACCATCTGTTGATACTTGTGTTAATCCCATTTAGCTTAACCTCCTAGTGCAGCGACTTTGGTTTCTAATGTTTCTATCTTAGCAATAGCTTCTTGTAAAGCAGCAGTTAGTAAAGGTACAAGTTTTGAGTGATCAATGCCTTGCGAGATTATATCTCCTTTCTTTATACCTTTCTTATCATTATCTTCTAATTCAACTGCATCTTTCTCACCAGTAACTGCTTCTGGTACAACATTAGTTACTTCATGTGCAAAGAAACCATCTACTGTTTTAGAAGCATCAGCTTTAAAATTAAATCTATATGGTTTAAGTTGTTTTAATCTTGTGAGTCCATCAGATATAGCAACTTGATTTTCTTTTAATCTATAATCAGAACTTGTGTTAAAAGATGTACCACTACCACTAGTTTGTATTCTACCAACAATTCCATTAGGGTTAATAAATAGTGCACAGTCAGAGCCTGTCGTAGCTGGAGCAGCAATAACCAAACCACCACTATTGGGTGATGCTAAAGCCGCACCCCAATTAGAAGAACTAGGGTCTGAACCCCAAGTTTGCATATCTACTCGAATGCCAGTCGCATCAGTCTCAAACTCCTTAGTACCATTAAAATATAAATCTACTGAACCGTTTGCATCAGCTACTATCATTTTTTCATCAGCATCAGCATTCTTAATTTGAAGCTGATTACTTTCAATTATTAAATATCCAGTACCAGAATCTTTAAGGTAAGAATTTGATCCATCGTGATAAATTTGTAGGTCATCACTATCTCCAATATTTAATTTGCCGTTATCGTTTAATTGTATTTGTCCATGAACATGAACACCATCTGCTAATGTATTAAATTTTTTACTGTGGTCATGATATAATTCCACTCCTCCATTATTATAAGCTCTAATCCTAAACTCATTTTCTTGACGATTTAAAACTTGAAACTCACCTTCTACACCAATTAATAAATTACCAGTTACGTTATTAAGATGAGCATGGCTTCCATTATGATAAATTTGTAAATTTCCACTATTTCCAAATTTGACTTTTTCATTATTCATGGCAAGAATATCATTGCCTTGAAGATATAAGTCACCGCCTAGCTGTGGTGATGTGTCATTTACTAAGTCAGTAACAACAGCAGACCAAGATGTATTTCCATTTGCATCAGTAGTTAAAAATTGACCATTTTGTATATTTTGTGGAAACGTAAAAGTATAACTTGCACCAGCACTATGCGGTGGGGATTTTAGTTTTATACCATGACTATTCTGACTACAGTTAAGTTGTAAATATCCATCAGAAGATCCATCACCTTTTACTTCTAATCCAGCTACAGATGATGTAGAGATAAGACTTAGCTTAGTTCTTGTTACTGCACCACTTCCTAACTTGGCTTCGATTACTGATCCGTTTTGAAGGATCGCACTTGAGACTGTGTTGTTACTTGGAGTTCCAACATTAACTGTAGAACCCATTACTATTATGAATACATCTGATCCACTAGCAGGGGCAGAGGATAGCTTTACAGTATTGCCTGATAAAGCAAAACCTTCTGAAGGTGTAGATGTTCCACTATTAGGTTTCTGTACAACACCATTAATACTAAGGATTATTTGTTGAGCATTTGCTGGTGCATTACTTACAGTAAAATCTGTTCTACTACCATCAAACGACTCACTAAATGTAGATATAAAGAAGTTACCAATACTTTGTGCTTCTTCAAAAGCACCTGATGTTGCGTTATAAACTAATAACTTCGAAGTAGAAGTATTAAATATTAAATCCCCTGCATCATTATCACTTGTAGGATTTGAAGAAACTACTCTATACCTAGCGTTGAAATCATTTATATCATCTGATAACTGTAGAACATCTTCTTCTTTTGCTAATAGCTTATGGTAGTTATATGTTTGACTTGCACCTGTAGAACTAACAAGCAAACCTAAGTTAGGAGATAATGTTTTACTTCTAAGACTTGCTGGGAAGTTATTGATAGTTACGTTATCGCTGCCATTACCTGATGTTCTAGCGTTTGTTGCCACTCCAGAACTATTAATAATCAAACCATCAGCATTAGTAATACTAATAACAACACCTGATACTGGTTGTGTTGAAGGAAAGCTATCTTCATCTGCTATAACTTCTAATCCACCAACAGGTGCTATTTGATTTGCTACAAAATCTACAACTGCACCAGAAGTAGGAAAATGACTATCACTATTAGTAATGGTAGTCTGCTTTGCCATACCATCTATCTGGTTTAGATCTGCAATATCAGCAGTCAAAGCTGTACTGTCAGCTAACTTAGAAGCTGTACCTGACTGCATACCAGCTAGTGTTGATAGTTCTGCATCTGCTATTTCAGAAGTCGTTACTGAATTTGCCTGTAAGTGTTCTGATCCAATAGCATTGTCAGCTATTTTTGTAGCGTCCACGCAATCAGCAGATAGGTGAGAAGTGTCCACACTTCCATCTACCAGTTCACTACTATCAACTGAGTTTGCTGCCAAGTGATTAGCATCAAGAGGACTACCAGCTATAAGACTTTTAATTTCTGATATTGTCTGATCTGCGGTAGCACCTGCTTCTATAGCATTTAATTTTGTATGGTCTGCATCAGTAAAGACATTAGAATCTGAAGCTGCTTCTACTGCTGCCCTTATCTCAGCATTAGTTTGGTCAGCAGTTGCACTAGCTTCAATACCATTTAGCTTTGTATGGTCAGCATCAGTAAACACGTTGCTATCACTAGCACTTTCTACAAGTGTTCTTATCTCTGCTGCTGTTTGGTCTGCTGTAGCAGAAGCTTCTATTGCATTTAATTTAGAATGATCTGCGTCTGTAAAGACATTACTATCAGTTGCAGCTTCTACTGCTGTTCTAATCTCTGCATTTGTCTGATCTCCTGTAGCTCCTTCTTCAATTCCATTTAATTTAGTTGTAATTTCTTGTTGAGCAAATAATATCTGGTCACTATTATTATCTAAATCTGTTTCTGTTAAAACACTACCATCAGCAAAATCTACTTTCTTTACACTTATATTTGTATTTCTTTGAAATTTTATATTAGCAGTACCAGAAGGAGGTATGTTGCCAGAAGTAAAAGTAACTGACGAACCACTAATTGTATAGTGAGTACCTAGTGTTTTAAGAACACCACCAACTGTTACATCAACTTCAGTATTCTCTAAGAAAGAAAAAGATATAGCAAAGTTGGCTGTACTGCCATTTCCGTTATGAGTTTGTGAGGTAGCAGTTGTGTTGGTAGCCATAATTAATTTTCAGGGAAATTCTCTAATATTTTTTTAAAATCTTCATTAGCTCTTATGTTTTCATTTTCAGCCATTGTTTTTATTTTCTTATCCATAATATATTCTTTATAATACTCTACAGCAACTTTTTTGTAATCTTTCCAAAATTTTCTTACTGGTGCTTGGAGTTCTGTCCTTATAATTTCTTTTCTTGTTAACATTCCTTGTGCGTCAATACCACCAGAACGATCAGCTTCTAAAAATTTTAAAGCTTTTATATTATTTTTATCTCTTGAAAGTTCTAAAATTATTTCTGGAAACCTTTTACCATTTTGAGGATCAAAAAAAGGTTTGCCTTTTTGGTCATAACTTAATTTTATAAAAGGTATAAGACTTGTAAGCTTGTTATACTGTGGTGTTGTTAAATTTACCTCATTACCATATTTATTAAAACTAATAGTATCAAGTGGTGGTACAAGTTTTAATTCTATTCTTCTTATATATTCATCAATAGGATTATCTTTTTCTTTTCTATATTTAAAAGGATTAAAGTAATTACCAAAGAAAGCACCTTCTGGATATTCTGCAATTCTGCCTGTTGTCATGCTTCTTATTGGTTCAAGATCTGCACTAAAACCTTCTGTATAGTCTTGTAAACTTCTAGTTATCATTGTTCCAAAAATATCTAAATCTTGAAAAGGATTATTAGATAGTTTCAAACTACCAAAATCATTACCTTCATATTCACCATAATCTTCTGTATAGTCTCCCTTATCTCCCATTCTTTCTGTTTGAGGTTTTTTATCTCCTTTTCTAAATTTTGTTTTTCTTTTAGGAAATCTACCTTCGTATGTTTGCGTTCCTAATAATTCACCTTCGTTATTACGAAGTTCGTATGTCCATTTTTCACCTCTTGCTCTTGTAATGCTTCTCCATAAAGAAGAAAAAGGTACAAGATTAGCAGCGTAATTTGCTGGTACTCTATAAAATCTTTTTAAAGCACCAACATCACTCGTTAAATCAATAAAATCTGCAACTTGTTTAAGCATATATTTATTACCTATATTTCTTGATAACAAACCTGTAAGAGCATAAGCAGCCTTGTCATAATCTTCATCACTTACAAAATCTCTTATATATGCCATATCCCCTGCAATCATAAATAAAGAACCTATTGGCTCCATTCGAGATAAAAGATCTAAGTATTCATAATTTGGTAAACCATTATCTCCTCTAATTACATTGCCATCTTTGTCTTTTTGTAAAACTCTAAAACTGTAAGGTAGTTCATCAGTTCTTTTTTCTCCTTCTCTTAAATACTTATTATGATGACCTCCACCAATAATTGCTAATTCTGCTTCTGGATCATCTTTTGCTGCTGATAAAGCTATAAAATAACCCCATAAAAGACCACCTGTAGTAGCTTCTCCGTTAGCTCTATATGCAGTAGCCAAGTCATCACTTAATAAATTATCATTATGTTCTTTTAGAATCCTTCCTAAAGTTAAATTGTATTTAGGTGGCATACCTTTAAATAAAGTTCTCATGTCTGGTACACCTGTTCTTCTCATTACTTGTTTACCTATATTTACAGGTGTTGTAACAAAAGGAACTATTGGTCTTAAAGCAGAAGATCTTAGTATTGAAGCCAGTTTTTTTGTTTGGGCTGAACCTGCACCATTAAGACCAAATCCTTTACCTAGTTCAGTCGTAAATGTCCTATCTGCTGCCAGATCTAAATTTCTTGTATATGAGTCTAAGATATTTTCATTTGGTACAAAATCAGGAAAAACATCATCCATACCTTTTGTAAAACTTTTTGTATTAACAATATCTATAATTTCATTAAAATTACTGTTTACATAAATACTAAAACTTTTACCTGTAAGTCCTCGTTCTGTTGCTTGTGTTGTAAGATCACCCATAAGACCTGACCTAAATGCAACTTGTTTTGTAAACTCGTCACCAGCCATCATAAATCGAGAGGGTATTCTAAATCCATGACCAGCAAAATTTATAGTTTTTGCAAAAGCATTATCACCCATCATTCTGAGTGCGTATCTTTCGTAAACATCTTGTGTACCAAACATTCTTCTCTCGTCAAGAATATTTTTATCAAGCCATAATGCTTTACCTGCTGCTTTTATGCTATCTCCCATAGAAGTAAAAATAGTAGCAAGTTCTCTAGCTGCCCTTATTTTCATTTGTTTATCCATAATTGGACTACCAAATGCAAGATCAAAAGGACTAAGAGCAACATTAAATAAAGAACCGATAATATTTATAAATTGTGTTTCTGGTGCTGACAATAAATTATTTATAAACAATTCATTACCAATTCTTAAACCTCTAGCTCCTCTTTCAAACAAGCTCATACCTTTTACAAGTTTGCTTATTTTTTTGCTATCACCTTGCATAGCTAATACTTTTCTTGTAATACCTAACAAACCTTCAATGTCATTATTTTTTATGTAGGTCTGCATACCTTCATATAGTTCTTCTTTTGTTGGGATTAGTTTTTGTTCAGTAATTTGTTTTTTAGTCTTTTCAACTAAATCTCTTGTTGTTGTTTGAAATTTTTCTTTTCTTGCACGTTCAGCAGTTTTTTCTCCACCACCAATACCTGCTGCTACTTCTTCGTCAACTGATTTACGAGCAACATCTTTAGGTTCTGCATCTATAAGTTGATTTATTCTTACTGTACCTGCGGTTTCATTACTTATCTTTTTGGTTGGACCTGCAAGATTTATCATTCTTGATACATCTTCTGACCAGTTTTGTAATAGTTCATTTGGTATATCTTCTCCAAGCATAAAAGCTTGTTCTATATCAGTCATATATTGACTTACGTTTGTAGCTAATCTTTTTTGTTCTTTTATTGCACCTAAATAAATAACCCTCATGTGTTTTTCTGGGTCATTAGGACTAATTTTTTTTGCTATTTGTATTACTTTAGGCAGCAATTCATCATAGCCCATAGCACTTGCAGCTTCTACTGAAAACTCATCAGGTATAACGACTCTATTTAAAACTTTGCCTGTAGTTTCCCATGTATCATTAGTTATGTTTTCTGTATCACTCCAGATATTAGGATTAGCTTTTGATTTTTGTAAAGGCAGATCAGTAGCTTTTGTTTTAGTCTTGCTTTTTACTTTTGTTTTTGGTGCTGCTGCTTGATTAAGATCAGGTATGTTATCTAATGTTTTTACAAACTCAGGTGCAAATTCTTCCTTACCTACAAGAGTTGCTTTGTTTAATCTTTTAATTCTTTTTAAAGCATTAACTAATCTAGTTGGGTTATTTTTTATATCTTTTAATAGTTGAATAGTTCTACTAGCCATCTGTTCTGGACTTAAAATATTAGGACCACCTGTAATGTCATCAATAAGTCTTACAGCGTATGGTTCTAATACATTTTTTAATTTAGGTAATTTAGTTGCTGCTGTACCTGTCAGCCCAATAGTTTCTCCAAAAACTGTACCTGTTAAAAACTGCTTAAGTTTTGCTTCCCCAAAATTACTTTCATCTCCTTCTTCAGGTCTTTCTGGTGCAGATAAATATTCAACAATAGGTTTTACAAATCTATTAGTAAGTACTGGATTTTCTATTTTTTCAAGAAAATTAAATAAGTTTTCATCATAAGCATCTATTCCAACAAAATCTGCTGCTCCACCTGCTGTAAACCATCTAGCACCAGTAGCAACTTTCTCATAATGTTTTATTCCTTGTAGTGCTTTTATGCCTTTTATACCTTTTAAAGCTTTATTAAAACCTGCATAAGGTATTAAAAACCCAGAACCAAACTTAAACATCTGATATGCCGCATCATCCATATCACCTTCTTTTTCAAGACCTAAAGCTTTAAGATCAATTAACTCATTTGGATCATAAGGATTACCTTGCATCCAATCACTTATATGTTTTATTTCATTTGGTATATCAACAATACCTGCTGCTGTAGCTCTTAAAGCAGTAGCTTCTTCTTCTGATTTTGGTTTTAAAAACTCATCTTGAAACTTTGCAGCATCTTCTAAAGTTTTTTCTGTAATTTGATTTGGTACAACAATTGCACCTGAGTTACTTTTAAGTTGGTTAAAAATTGCTTTAGGTATATCTTTAATACCAAAATTCTTTAACCTTTCATTTTCTGTAAAGTCATCAGTTTGTTTAGACTCAACATTAAAAGTTTGTTCTGGTGCTTTGTTTTCGTCTTGTGGAATTAAGTTTGAGTCTGTCATTTTTTAAAATAATGCTGGATTTCTACGAGCATCATTAAGAACATCTGTTACTAATTTAACGTAGTCTGAATCTGTTGCATAACCATTTTCTTTTAATCTTATTATTGCTTCTTCAGCAGTATCTACATTAATCGTACCTTTTCTAGTAGTAAAACCATTAAACCAATCATCATTATGATGTGTCTTGTAATCTAATAAACTCTCTTTTACAGATTTAAAGTTTTTAAACTTAGCTTTAACTTTAACCATTTTGCCATCTATTTCTTCATAAGTATCAACTTCAGTAAAATTACCTGATTTTATGTCTTCTGGTCTTGCTTTTATCCCTAAGTAGTTATTTGTACCAGTAATTTTTAATCCATGATCTGACTCAACACCAAATTGTGCTGCAACTACTTCTGGAAATTTAATACCAACTTCTTTAGCTAAATTGTAAATTGTTTTAAAATTAGTTTCCATACGTTGTATTGCATTTGTGTTTTTGCTAATTATTTCTTTAGTGCCTTTTTGTGTTGTAGGAGCCATAGCAAGTAAACTGCCATCTACACCACCTAATGAAGTAATAATATCACTAAAAATTTTCTGATTTTGTGGTGTATTTAAAGAACTTAAATCTAATTCTGATTCGTAAAAATTATTATTTGTCTTTGTGGTGTTTGTGTTATTTGTGGGGTCTTCTTTATTTTCTTCTGAAAATCTATCAGTAAATTCTGATCCTCTATTTAAAATTCTATTTGGATCATCAGGATCTAAGTCTGTTTGTTTAAAAATTATTGGTGGCTCTACTTTTTCAAAAGGGTTTACTGCATTTGGATATAATTGATTTCTTAATTCTACAAATTCTTTTTGTCCATCAGCAGCTAAAGCTTGTACAGCATATTGTTGTTCTATTGCTTGTACTTCTAAACTTGTAGGTCGTTTATTATTTTCCTGTATGTAATCTGTATAATATTGTTTTATCTTATCTCGAACTTCAAAACTAATTTTCGTTGCTTTTGCCATATTAGGTGCTTTATTGTTTTGAAAAAATCCTTGCACAAAAAATTTATCACTTGTACCTAAGTTATCGTTAACTATATTCATTATGTTGGTTGTAGAAGTTTGTATATCTTCTCCTAAACCTTCACTCTTTGCTGCAAATGTTTTAAGTTTATCTATTAAATCAATTGCTTCATTGTCCATTGTTGCATGATTGTTTTCTATATCTGAAATAGCTTTTTCTAAATCACTATCTAAACCATCAAATATACCTAATGTAATTTTCTTTTTTAAATCTGGAATAATTTTACTTTTAAGATCAAAGTTATCTGATTTACCTAATTGGTCTATATAGGCTTGTTCTTCTTTTGTTGTAAATCTAGAATTATTTTTTAACGATTCATACTCAGTTCGTTTATTTTGTATTGCTGTACTTTTTTCTTCTTCTGTCATATCTACAGTAAGAGGTATATTGTTTATCTTTTGAAATTTACCTTTGATTTCTAATTTGTTTAATAAAGGCTGTACTTCATTTTTATATTTTATTTTCTGCAATACTAATCTTTCAAACTTTTCATCAAAAGCTGCTGATTTTGTTAAATAGTCTTTATGACTTCTAAGATCTTTTTCTCCATACTTAATTAAACTTAAAAGCCTATCTGGAAAAGTTTCAGCTAAAGCTAATTGTTTGGCAGCATCAGGTTTAGTTATATCTATATCTAATAATTTTGTACCTTGAGCATAAATATTATCTATAAGAGTTGTATATGTTTTAGTGGCATCTGTACCAGTAATACCACCTTTATACATATTTTCTAGGTAGTTATTTAAAATTTCACCTGCTTGATTGTCTTCTCCTTTGCTTAAATGTAAAGATGCTTCTGTTAAAACATCAGGCATCAATCCTAAAAATTTATTATATTCAAAAGCTTGATTTTGTTTAGTTCCATAATTTGCATTTTTAAACATCTCCTTACTCATTTCGGGAATATAAAATTCATCTACTACAGTTGAATCAATACCTAATTTTTTAAAATTATCTAAATCTTCATCAAGATAACTTTTTCTCCAAGTTCTATATTCATTGCTATCAGTTTTAAATTCTTTTAAAAACTTTAATATAGGTTTTCCACCTTCATCTTTTTCACCTGTATCAATTCTAGTGACATCATAATCACTCTCCATTCTGTTACCCCTTTTCTGGGCTTGTAATGTCACTAAAGCTTTTTCATATTGTCTTCTATAAGCTCTTGTACCACCTATTATTTCTCTAGCTGTTTGTCTGCCTTCAATTTTTTCAATTTTGTTTGATAAATCAGCAATAGCACCACCATTTATTTCAGCATCTAACACATCTGCAATGGCTTGTTTTCTATCTTTTTCTACTTTTTTATTGCTCTTATTTACAAGAAATTTTGTTATTGCTGGATTGACTGTTTGTAAAGTTTCAGCCAAATCCATCATGCCAGTTTTTTGTATAGCAGTAACAGGCTGCACAAAAGTATTTACAGGACTATCGTAAATCCTTGTGGCTGCTGTGCTTTGAAAACTTGAACTCATAATTAATTAAGAAAAGAATCCATCTTCTAAAGAAAGTTCAGTTGTAAAGGCACTTGTGGCAGCACCTAACAGAACTTGTCCTGTTGAAGGTATTTGATTATATGCAGTTATAGTATTACTTCTCAATCTGTTTCTTATGTTTTGATATTCTGCTTCTGTACTTTGTATATTTCTATCATACTGTCTGCTAAATGATTCTAAGTCTTGTCGTATAGATTCCCTAAAATTACCTCCTTGTCTTCCTAAGTCTGCAAACAATAAATTTCTAGTATTACCAACTTGTCCTGTTGATAATAAAGTACTTTGAGCTTGTAATATGTTTATATTTTTAGCAAATACATTTTGGGCTTCTTGTTTTTCTTTTGATGCTTTTTGTTCAGCTAAAGCTAATTGTTTATTTCTTTTATTGTCTTCAGCAGATTTGACACCTGTTCTTTCTTGTTCAGCAGTTTGCTCCGCAGCGTCAGTTGCAGCACCTTTCATAGCAAGCCCTTCAAAAAGCTTTAGACCTCCACCAACAGCAGCAGTAATAGAACACATTTAGGCAATCCTCAGAAATTCATAGAATGGTTTTTCATGTTGTCCATACTTTTCGTGATACTTTATAAAAACAAAACCAAGTGCTTCTAACCACTTTATAGCAGAATCATTCTCTGCATATACAAAATTATATAGGAGTTTATAAGATTTCAACAAACTATCTACCCATTCTCGACCTTTTCTTATAAGTTGTATCTTATATTTTTTATTAGAAAATAATTCATCTGTACAAATCATCCATATACAACCATCTTTTATTACTCCGCATAACCCCATAGGTTGATCTTTGTCACCAGCTATTGTAAGTACTCTTTGACCAAACAAATAACATAAACGTAAAGCATCTTCGGCATTTTTTCCTGTTTGGTATAAACCTTCTAACCTATCCATTTCTCTCATGTTTTGGCATACATAATTAAGATCTGATAATTTTGATTTTCTTAAATATCCCATTAAGCTCTTCTACTCCTCATGTGAAATACTCCTTCATATTCTGCACTAGCTAACAAGGTAGGCAAGAAGGTATTGTTCTTGACATCTATATCTACTCTATCTGATTTACTCATAATAGGTACTTTAAATGTTCCTGTATCTAAATTAATCTCACCAATAGCAGCAGAAGCAGCACCAAGCAAACGACCAGTAAATTTATGTAGAGATGTGTCTCTATTCTCAGGTGTTACTTCTACTTGGAAGAAACCAGAATCTTCATACTTAATATAAAAATGATGTATTTGTAATCGACCACTTATAAGTTCAGTAGCACCACCACCACCTTGAGTTAGTCTTTGTTGACTAAACCTATAGTGCATTTCATAAGGTTCGCCAATAATAAATTTACTATTTCTAAAATCACCTGTTGCTGTAATGGTAGAAGTAGAACCATTAGTAGTATTAGTAGTCGTAAGTGCTTGACCTGATGTAAGAGTTTTTGTATTGCCTTGAGCATCTACAAATGTACTTGTTTCTCCATTTGCCAGATACCTACCAACAATATTCATATTAGCTCTTAGTCTATAAGGAACTGTAAAAGTAGATAGACCAGTACCAGAGCTATAAGCTACTGATACACCAGTAGTTGCTTCAGTTACTTTATGGTCTAGATGATATTCAAAATCTGCATTAGGTTCTCTAAAGTTTGTCTCGAATGGTATCTTTTCTAAGGTCACACCATTAGCTTCTTCTACAACCATTATCAAATCAGTACCAATAAAATCAATATTTAAAATAGACCTATTGCTGTTTAATGTATAAGTAAACCAAGCATTTAAAGCTTTACTAAAGCCCTCTCCATATAACCATCTGTTTACATATAGCTTGTTTGGATTTTCTGTACCAAGCAAAACAAGAATGTCTTGGTTGTTTGATACTGCCATTTTAAAAATACCACTTGGTATCAGTCTTGGTACATGAATAGTTGTGTTTGCTGCATCTTGAATCTGTTGATTACCTGCAATAATATATTCTCTTATACCAGCAAAAGAACCTTTCTTGGTTAAGAAATAAATAGAAGAACCAGAACCTACAGGTTGTGCTGCTGCGTTACTTTCAAACTCAGTCTGTACAAGTACGTTAGCTGTTGAAGGTGTAAGGTTATCTGCTGAACTTGATAATACAAATTGCGTTTGTTCAGAAAATAATATAAGTTTCTCTCCCATAGTTACTGCGTGTTTTAAGATCGCAACTTTGGTATGAGAAGCAGCTACGTCTATGGGTTCAGTATCTAAAACTGATATGACTGTTTCAGAAAAGAAGTTAAAAAACTCTGATACTGTCGAAAGTATTACATTATCTGCTGCTAAAAAACCAAGTCTATTTCTAAAAAAGAATACGTTATTAATCTTATTACCAATAAAAGAAGGGTTAGGTGAAGAAACTAAATCACCAACAACACGTTCACCCCATTTAGGTAACGTAAAAGTAGTACCAGATAATGTATAAGTATCACCATCTACTCTTGCAAATCTAAAATTACCATCTGCTTGACGTATTAAAACATGGGGCATGGTTGCATAATCAAATTTAAAAGGTATGCCAGCTTCTACTGTTTCTTGCCATTGTCCTTCTTCAAAAGCATTACCATTATTAGTTGTAAATTTAACGTAGTAGTTATCAAAATCTGTACTTTCATCACCAACAACCTCTACTACATATCCATTAGGTGACACATTTGGTAGATCAGTAAATTGCTGTACTGAATTTTTTATTACTGTCATCTTGGTATTACCTTGAGTATCAGTACCATCTATAGAAAAATCACTACCATCATTTTTCTTTATATGAATTACAGGTCCATTTCTAGCAATCGTAAAACCTGTAAGACCAGAGTTTAAACCACTAGCAAGATCAGAAGCTACAGTATCAGTTGAAAGAGGATCATTACCATCTGTATTATCGGTAACTGTTACCCCATCTACAGTCACAGAGTAAGTTGTTTTAGCTGTTGCCTGAGTTATAAATACTACTGCTTGAGTTATATTACTAGCACTATTTGACAAAGCAGAATCCATTGCTGTTGTGATACTTGTATTAACAACAAAAGTAAAGTCAGCAATAGTTACTGTCTTCATTACACTTCTAGGATTTGATGTGTTTAAGTAAGCAGTTCCATCAGGTTTTGTTACTGTCTTTTCTGTACCATCTAACTCATAGACTTTGACATTACCATTACTAAATATTGCTACATACTGTTCACTAGCATCTCTATTTATAGTTTGTATATGAACATTACCAAGAGTAGAACTACCAACTGAAGCTAAGAACTGAGATCCCGACCTTTTTGTAAGACCAAGAACAGGGTTGCTATCAGCATTATCTTGTATATCAGCGTGGTCTGCTTGCTTCAAAGCATCAGAAGACTGCGATATACCTCTTAGTAATGTAGGTATAGATCTTGAAATAACACTCATAGTTATCTAATTAAAGCACTAGAAGGATTGTAGGTATCAAAGACATTTGTAAGAGAAGGATCTCCTCGTAGCATATTGTGATCTCCATTTGCTAAATCTGTTTCCATTAATATAGCTCTAGCTCTTACCTCATCTTGCTGTGTATAAGTTCTTAATCCTTGGTCACTTACAAGTCTATCAACAAATATCCTTGCAGCTTTGATATTCATATAGTATCTAGCTGGTTCTGGTATCTCACTAAAATCTCTAAAATAAACAACAGTACAAATTAAGTCTTCTTCAAATTCAAACTTATTATTTTGTCTGTCATATAATTTTAAACCACGTTGTATAGGATCTATGGTCGGGTGTTGATGAATATTAGCATCTACTCTTAATACGTCAGCAGGTAAGTTGACATGGTTAGATCCATCTCTAGTAAGAGTTACATCTGTTTCAGTATTAAAAGACCAACCTTCTGACTGTACACTTTTGTTTACTTCAGTAAGAGTTGATTGAGCAATACGAGCATCAACAGGAAGAGTACCGACAAGACTGTTTATAGGTGCTTCTCCTATAGCAGCCAACATAATGTTGATACATTCAAGTTCTGTGGTTTCAGCTACAGCCATTAGTAACCTTTCTTTTTAATTTTAAGTGAGTCTCTCCCACCTTTCTTCTTTTTCTTTTTCTTTGATAAATACATAGCTATAAAAAAAGGGTATCTAATAATAAGATACCCTATAAATTGAAATTAAGAAGCAGATAACTTAATAGTAGCTGCACATTCT